ATTATTTTTGTATTCTCTGACAAAACTTCAGGTACTAATATTTTTTCGCCAACTACCTTACACAGGTTGTGTTTAAAGTTTCTTTTTATATCAAATACATCATCTAAGTAGTGTACGTCGGTTTGTGTAGAATCTAGGTATCGTCCTGTCCAGACCTGATCACCTCCCTCATACTCTATTAGTTCGTCTTTAGTCTTTAACCACTCTTCATAAATATGTTGTGTGGTTCCAGATTTTAAAAGCAAAAAAGAAGAATTATATCTTACACCTAGCCAGTTTATAGCATCCGAGATAGAAGTTATATCTCTATCTTGTTTAACAGCCCATTCTAGTTCTGTGTCAAAGTTCTTGCATAAAACTAAATCTAAGTCTAAATAAAGATTCCAGCCTTTAGGCATATGGTTAGAATATATAAACATTTTATTCCACCAACTTTCCGTTATCTCTGGAGGCTCTATAATTACATAGTGATCTTTTAACTCATATTCTTTATCTGTTATGCAATAAGGAATTATATCTAAGTTGCTTAACTCTTTAAATCTTTTAAGCAATTTTATAGCATAATCTGCAGGATAATAGCCTGTACATACAGTTATTAAGTTTAGTCTCACTTATATAAATCCTGGATTAAATCAGAAAAATGTTCCTCAATTAAACTTTTAGACTCGGCTAGCGATAATATCTCAATTAATCCTGCAAAAAGCTCTCTTGAGTTAGTAAGATCAAGAGGCATTGCTACACCTTCTGGAGTAGGCTTCCACTCCTCATCAAAGTCCATATAATACTTACGCAAGTGCATATACTCTATCCCTCGAAAAGTATTGATAGTCAATCGTATTTGTTGCTCTTTTACTTTGTCGTAGTGTATAACACGAGAGTAGGCCTCAGGTGCTTGATACAGGTCCACTACCTTCTACCTTCGTTTTTTAAGACAGACGATAGTGGAACTACACTCGATACATTTGAATGGCGTAGTAGGCGATAAGAATCGGTATCCCAACAAAAAAACAGTAAAGTATCTTCTGTTTCTTTTGCTCTATTCTTTTTCTTTTGTATGTAAGGCGTGGAAAAGTCCAAGGTACATACATTATACTTTAGTTTTCTCGATTTTTCACTACGGTAAGTAATGATTGCGTCCCCGTATTCATGTACGAGTTTAGCTAGTTCTTGCTTTTTCACTTTAGCTCCTTTGTAGTAATTCAGCAATAATTATTGTGATGTTACATACTGTTTGGTGCTTTCTGTGAATACAAAAATACCCCACTAGCCGAAACTAGTGGGGCAGGTATTTAGCCTTCGTTAATCGCTGTGATAACTTTGGTGAAATACTGTGATGCTTTACCAGTCAACTTACCAATGATTTCCTCATCGACTTCTTGACCTGCATCACCAAGTGCGGCGATAAGTGCTTCTGCAGCTGCTGCTTTAGATACTCTTGTGCCTCCACCTGTAGAACCGCCACTAGATTTAGTAGCAGGTGTTTTCTTAACATAAACGCCAGCTTTGGTTAAGATCATGCGAACACCGTTAGGTGATTCGTCTAATTCTTCTGCAATATCTTTTACAATCTCCATACTGGTCTCTGGAGTTGGTTCTGCTTCTTCATACATTGATACTGCTTGTGCTTTCTTATCGTCGTCCCACGCCATTTTGCGCTTCCTCTTGTTAGGTTGTTTATACCCTGGGCAAGTACCCAGAGCTTTAAGTTGTGAAAGGTAGAATCTATCCGACATTTGGTTATTCCCCTAAATTTGAAATGATATTATACGGCAATTTAAGGACTTCTGTCAAGAAGTATTTTTTATAACCTGTCAATTCTTACCCCGTATTGTTTCAAATGTTCTAGCTTACATAGCTCATAAGCAGGAACGTATGCGGAGAAACCTCCTGCACTTACATTTGAAAAGAAAGTATCTTCGCTATCAACCTTCTGTCGAATGTATACAGCGTAGGCGGGGCATCCGTACTTACTCTCATAATCAAACTGTGTCATACCCTTTTTACTTTCTAGAAACTCGGGGGTGAGTCTGTGTTTTACTTCTACCGCGGCATGATATGTCGCCGACCACGCAACCTCCCCTTCCGCAAAGTCATCTGACATGAGAGCATCCGGATAATAGTGCGACCCAAGTTTTTCTTCTTTATTCGAAGGACGCTGGGGTACGCCAACCTTCTCGAGTAATGCTTGAACAAAGGCAGGACTTCTGAAAAGGGACTTAGAAATCTCTGAAATCGTCCCGCCTTGCAGGTAGCTTTCGCAAGCCTCCGCAATTTCAGCTTGAGACGCGGGTTGACCCCGTAGCTTTTTCTTGCGTTGTGCAGTGTATGCCTTCTTTTCATGATATTCCTCGATAATCTTATTTAGCCTAGTGGTATTGTAGGCTATGTTCAGAATGTCACAGGCTTCTTTTTTAGTTATTGCCTTTGTTGTAGTGGGGGCTGAAGAACTGGGGTTTAGCAGTGCTATTACCTTCTCGATGTTTTGTGTCGATAAGTTCTCGTAGTCCTTCTTTTTTACTACTTTCCGCGCCATATTCTAACTCCAATAATAGTTCGCAATAATGAATGATTTTCTTTATGTCCTCGGCACCGTTCTTAGCTTTGTGTCGAGTCGCATACTTTATGATGTTTCCTTCGATGTATCCTAAACCATTTGCGTGTATGTACTCTAATGGTTGTATAGGCAGATCGTAATGCGAGCCACCTTCTTGCCGATCTAACGGTCTTTGTTCTTCGTGATCTTCTGCTACCCACACTGGTAATTCTCCTGAAGCTGCAATGTTTTTCATTTATTTGGCTGTGATCCGTTTTTCGTAGTCTGCATAGTCATCGCTCCACCAAGGTGGTCTTTCTCGATACTTCCACTCTGCAAACGTACCCTTGTCGAGGTGATAATAATCACGGTACGACTGTATTGGATTGTCATAGTCTTTCAACTCGTCAGGCATAGCTAGACCAAAAGTAGTGAACCCCTTGCGAGGCATATTCTCAGGCTCAGGTAGTTTGTTTACTACTTGTGCAATCGACTTGTGGTCTTTACCATAGCGATAACGATACTCTTCATTCAAAGCATTACCATAGCAGTGAGTCCACTCAAAATTATCTAGTGATGAACGTACCCAGATTGTGCAAGGGTGATTGTACATCATGGGCAGATAGGGTGTAAGTGGTCGCTCTTCTGGTGGAAGATGCTTGATTTCTTTCTTCAAAGCGTTTAGATGGTCTCTCTCGTCTTTCTCAAGAGCGCGAGGTATAAAGCCTAGATGCTTGTCAACCCATATGGCTGTACATAGCAACTGTGCTACCTCAAGAGGCATCTTCACGATATGCTTGTCTACATGATACTCGGCACACTTGTCGAGATCTTTGTCAAGGTAAAATAAATTCAATGCTTTTCTCCGTAAATTTAGACAACTATTATACTAAATTACGAGGAACTTGTCAAGAACTATTTCTTCGGTCCATCTCTGCACTCCCAATGTAAGTCGTCTCCCTCTATCTCAAACAAGATCATGTCAGTGCCTTGCTTGTCAGTAGGAGGCATATACAAAGTTTTAAATATTTTTTCTAGCATTTGGATATAGATTTGGGAGCATTTGTGACCCTCTTCTTTATCGCTCCAAAAGTAAAAAGGCATCCACACAGAATGGTCTAAATGGCACACATCTATTATTGTTCTTTCTTGTATTTCTACAGGCAGTTCTAGAGCAGCTCTTGCTCTTTGACTACCGCAAATGGGATACCACTTCTCCATACATAAAAAAGGAGACATAAAGCCATTAGTTTTTAAACTCTCTAAAAGCCTTTCGTTAAGAGGTACTCCGGGGAGATTTTTTGCACAATCTTCTTGATCTAATAACCACTTTAAAGATTTTTTGTACCACCTATGAGGTGGAAAGTGGTGTAATAAATAGTCTGCTTGATTAGATTCTAGTCTATGGTTGGGGTTCGACATTTATTCCTACTGCTGCTGCAGGCTCCTCGTTAATAGTTACATTTCTGTAATATACTATCACCTCTCCGAGCTGATTAATATATCTTTTGAGTTCTTGTGTGTTATAAGCCATCAGTTCGTAGTCGGCAACACTCATGGCTACAAAGACAATGTCTCCGCCATGTTTCTTTTTAATATCTTCTATGAATTTGTCAAGATAGGTACGATCTTCGTTTGCTATCTTTTTATCTGATACGACATACCATCGAGGCTCTTTCAACTCGATTGGTCGTGGTAGGGTGGGCTGTGCGATGTTTATCTGCACAGGTTTTGTGATAATTTCTACTTCCCTAGCTTCTTGAGGGAATAGAGAACAACCACTAATTGTTAAGATTGCTAATGCGCTTACTATCGGCTTCAATCGCATTAAATACCTCCTGGGTTCCGTTATTGACTCGTTTTTCTACGAGTCCGGGTTTGGCACTAGCAAGTTTGGCAAGGCTGTGTCTACGAAAGATATCGAGATATTCTGCTTGTTCCTGCTCGTACTGTTGATTCTTTTTTGTGAGAGTATTCAGACTCTCTTGAGTTTTCTTAATATTTTCCTCAATCCTGCGTATAGTCTCTGTCTGTGTTTGTATAGACAACTCAAGAGCAGTGTTCTCTTCAAACAACTCTTTATTCTCTACTTTTAGAGGTGCTACGCTGAGGTAATAAAAGGCGTAACCGGAAACTGCCATAGCTCCGATTACACCTAATAGTACTTTAGACATTTTCTAGGCGCTCCATAAGTCGTTCTGCTCTATTACCTACTTGTCGGAACCAACGTGAATCACGTCCTTCCGTTGCTGCAGTAGACCAGTCCTCGTTATCGATTGCTTTTCTCATGTTCTTAAATTTAGATAAACGGGTACGTCCAAGATTAAACATCATGTTGACTAATATCTCTTGTACTTCCCCTGGAAAGCCGTCCCATTGGTCATAAAGAGCTTGACACTCGCTAATTGCAATATCTAAGTCTGATTGAAAGGCTTCTGTAACACGCTCTTCGGATATAGGCGTATCAACATCTAGTCCGAACTCTGGGTCATCATCTTTGATGAGGTGTCCTATCCCGAAGGTTGGATACCCCAAATGGTCTAGGTATACTGCGTGTACTATACCTTCATCTATTGCTAATTGGCTTTGAACTTGTTCTCTATTCATGGGATCTCCTTATTAAATTCCGTATTGTAAACTGGCGAAATAAATCACTGGTATTGGTAGTGTGAAAGCTACTAATGCAGACAATAAGTTGCATAGTAAACAGACACGCTCGTTTTCTCGAAATTGCATTCAAGTTCTCCTATAATTTTTGACTCTTGTTAATCTATATTAACGTATTTAGGTAATTCAGATTCTGGAGTGTTTTGTTTTAGACTAATGCATAGGAGACCTCGCTCCATGAATGCTTTGTCTAACTCAATATACTCTCCAACTTTGAAGGTTCGTGTAAAGCATTTACCACTCAAGCCTTTATGAAGATATACTTCATCACTTGGTGCTTGTTGCTTACGCTTGCCCTGAATCTGTAATACGTTCTTATGTAGGCTAATTTCAACATCTTCCTTGTCCCAACCTGGTATAGCAAGCTCAATTAAGTAACCTGTTTCACCGGTCTTTACAATATTATATCGTGGGTAGCCATTGTCAAAAGTATTATTAAGGAACTGGTCGTGCATTCGGTCAAACCCTAGAAAAAATTTCGGCAGGTCTGCCATTGATAACTGCTGTGTAGTAGTCATTTTATATCTCCGTACGCCCTTTCGGCACGTTCTGTGTCTCCTTTCGGTAGACGGTTAAAAACAACGCACAGTCTCCTGTGCGCTGGTATGCTATTTAGAGGCTTTCTTTACACCACTCTCAGCTTTCACTGATTTAACGTATTTTACACCTCTGTATGTCATTGTATAGTCCATCGTATTTTTCTCCGCTATCCCCGAAGGGAATCTGGTTTCTTTTACGATTCTTTTAACGCATGAACCAATGCGAGCCCTTATAAGTGTGCTAGACTAATAACTAAGTACGCCACGCTTTACAAGCTCATTCTTATACTTGTTCTTTAGCTTTGGCTTTGTATTGTCGTTCTCGTATGCTTTCACGATCTCCTCTGTAGGAGTAGCGTGAAGGTAGAAGTGTCTCTTACCTACGATTTTACGGTTTACAATTCTGTTCTCTGATCCTTTAAATTTAGCTGGCATTTTGTTTTCCTTGATTATATTCGTTTTTGAGTAAGTCGTATGCGTGTTCTGCGACACTACGATTGTATGTTGTTAAATATACTGTATATGTGTCTTTTACTTTATATTTTGTATCTGCTACTAGTCCGTCATTATATTCGATAATTTCTAACTTATTCTTCACTCTCTACCTCTAGCATTCCCTGATCGACTAAGTGCTCGATCGTTGTTTCGATACCTTCTTGTCTACCTAAGTTGTAGCTTGTCATACCGCAACCTATGAGACAGAATATAAATATAGCAATTTCCATCATAGTTCATCTCCGTTCTTGGATTTGTATTTCCATCTCAGAATGAGTATTATACGCACAAATAAGCACACAGTCAAGAACTTTTTCTCAAATCCTGAATAAATTTCCAGTCTCTAAGCTGGGATTATACACCAAAATAGCTCACCTGTCAACAACTATTTTTGAGGAGCTAGAAAATAATACTTGACAAAAGACCTTCCATTCGATATAATACTCGTCTATGAAAAAATATAAGAAGCAACCTTGGACAGTCGATGAACGCAGAATCTTGTCTGAGTACTACTTTACATTGAATTTAGAGGATATGGCTTTCATGCTTCCCGATCGAACGGAGCAGGCCATAAAGAATCAAGTTACTTACTTACGTAAGAGAGGTTACAGGTTTAAGAATGGGAACTAATGACATAATTGCAATAACGCTACTGTGCGTATTTTTATGGTGGTACTTGCATGAAGATTGATGTACGCAACGGAAGGGTAGATCAAGCTCTAAGAAAGTTCAAACGCAAGATTATGGACGACAATCGCCTATTTGAATATCGAGAACGAGAATACTACGAGAAACCTGCACAGAAACGAAAGACCAAGAAGAAGTCCGCGATTATGCGTGAGAAGAAAAGACAGGAAAAGTTTTGGAAAGAACGTAAATAAGACTTGACACAGTCCTGAATTGAGCGTATAATATTCCCATAAATCGGAGAAAAATATATGATAACAATCAGCACAGGCAAAAACATTTCCACCAAGTACAAAGATTACATTGATGACTGCGTGAACGCATTGTTCTGTAGCTTCATCGGAAATTATGATATTCATGTAAATTTTAGAAAATTCATTGACACTGACCATGTACACGCAGGCTTCTGCTTGGGTGATGACACAGAGTCGGTGATTGATATCGCTACACACCATGTGTATGAGTGCGGTGAAGAAACCCGCTATACACCCGTAGAGATTGCAAGAACATTAGCCCACGAAATAGTACACGCTAAACAGTTTGCCAGAGGGCAGATTAATCTAGTAGATCATGTGTGGCGTCGTGGCGAAGAAACGATTGACTGTACAGGACTTAACTACGATGAGAGTCCGTGGGAAGTAGAAGCCTATGCTTATGAAGATATACTAACTGAACTATTCTGGGAGAACAACTAATGATATTGGAGTATATTATGGGAACTGCATTAATACTAATTATGGCTTCAGGAGCTTACTGCCTTTTTGAACAGGCTAGATATGAACAAAAAGAGTGGGAGAAGCGTAGAGATGAGCGCAAAAGAAACGACTAAAGAATGCCCGAACTGTGGCAACACACACTTAATTTTATTAACCAGTCTGCAACTCAAGTTATGTACAGACTGTAGAACGGAGATACCATGGTATTTGGACGAAGGTCAAAAACCTCTACTGACAACTTAGACAACTGGTCTGAGATATTAGATGTTTACTGGGAGTTCCTAGAGTCTCTGGAGATAGGTACTAAGGTTTACTTACCTCTCTGGGATAAAGAAGGTCATATAGCAGATGTCATGGAAGAAAGAGTTGTTATAGAGGGTTTACTACCAAACAATGAATGGCTAGATGTTAACCCCTGGGAGTTTAAAATATTATGACACCACAAGAAATTGTAGACTATAAAAGACGTTGGATGGGAACTGCTCGTCATGAGACTAAGATTCATAGTGATTATCATCGTGCCACACGAACGTGGTTAAAGGATCATGTACCAAAGCATAAGTATCATGTACAAAAGTGGACAAACGTATATGAATCAACAGTAATTTTTGAAGATAAAAACCATCAAGAGTCGTACTTACACTGGTATGGTGAGAAACGTGGGTAAGAGAATAAAACTAAGAGGCGGTGATGAGTATGATGTCCACACTAGTTGGAGAAAACTTATTGCTGCACCGAAGAGTATGATTAAACGTGCTAAGAAATCATACAATAAAAGGTTTCGGAAGGAAGGTAAGCGTGAAACTAAAGATATTGAATAAGTGGTGGCGTATCTGGGCTAAATCACTTGGTGAGAAGGTAGGAGAAACAGACAAACAAGCGAACGTAGTTGCTGGAATAAGAACATTCTGGTGGCTCGTTCATATTTTTACTTGCTTTATGATTATACTAGGCAACGCAACAAACTTAGGGTGGTTGAATTGAAACAACTAGTTATTGCTACACCAAAAGGCTACAAACCTATGCCTTCAGAATGGGTTTATATGACAGCAGAACAAAAGATTGAATGGTTAGAAGATATGGGTCATACTGACCTTGATGATGATTTTACTATCGAAGCGAGCATACAG